CTTCATCGACAACGTTGCTCGCTCGATTCGATACACCGGCCGCGTGCTGATTGACCTGATCCCGAAGATTTACGACACGGCGCGCGTCGTTCGGATCTTGGGCGAGGACGGCACAGAGACTTTTGCTCAGTTCGATCCGAATCAGCCGCATCCGGTGTCGACGCCTGATGGACGGCCCGCACCGCCGCAGGACCAGCGCGACCATCTGAAGGACGTGCAACTGATCTACAACCCTGGCATCGGCCGCTATGACGTGACCGTCGAGGTTGGCCCGAACTACGAGACGCGCAGGCAGGAAGCATTCAACGCGCTCACGCAGATCATGAGCCAGGATCAAGAGCTGATGAAGGTTGCCGGCGACCTGCTGTTCAAGGCTGCTGACTTCCCGATGGCTGACGAGGTTGCCGAGCGTCTGCACCGCACGATCCCGCCCGCGATCTTGGGCGAAGGCCCGACGCCTGAAATGCAGGACGCCACGCAGAAGATGCAGCACATGGGCCAGATGATCGAGCACTTGACGCAGCAGCTTCAACAGGCGCAGCAGGGCAAGGAGCAGCAGGATACGAACATCAAGGCCTATGACGCCGAGACGAAGCGCCTGCAAGCACTCGGTCAGCCGCTTGATCCGCAAGTCGTTGCGCATGTGGCTACGCAAGTCGTCATGCAGATGATGCAGACCGGCTCGCCAGAAGGTAGTCCGCCGCCTGACCCATCGCAACAGATGCAACAACCCCCGAACCCGCCGAGTGCGGGTTTTTCTTTGCCCGCTCAATAAGGAACAAGAATGGCCGGATACATCGGGATTTTGCAGGACGGCTCTAACCAGACGCCGGTAAGCACGCTTTTCGTCATTCGACAGACGCTGACGCCTGCATCGGTCGGCGCTAACACGAGTGCAGAGCAGACATTCGCGGTGCCCGGCCTCCAGGTTGGCGACTCGATCGACATCAACAAGGCGTCGCATCAAGTCGGCTTGTCTATCGGCAACGTGCGCGTCTCCGCTGCGAACACGCTGGCGATCCAGTTCGTGAATACGACCGGCAGCCCGATTGTGCCGACGAGTGAGCAATACATCATCGGCGGCCAGCGCTAACACCTGACCGCATCAGTTTCAAGCCCGCCTAGCCGCGGGCTTTTTTATTTCCCGTACCGGTGCGGCATCACCGGGCTAAATCCTCTTGGACTTGTCCATGCAAATCGAAGAAAACGCATTGCCGCAAGAAAACGTCACGCCTACGGAGCAGGAACAGGCGCAACTGCCCGCTGAAGTCAGCACGGAACCGGGCGCCGAGCAAACCGCTGAAGTAGTCGAGCAGTCGCAAGAGCAGCAAAAGCCCAAAAACGATTGGGTTCAACGACGCATCGACCAACTGACGCGCGAGAAACACGAGGAGAAACGCCAGCGAGAAGCACTCGAAGCGCGATTGCGCGAGCTTCAGCCGCAGCAGGAGACGACTGGGCAGCCGATGACGGCAGAACAGATCCGATCCGAAGCCAAGCGACTGATCGAGCAAGAGCGATTCGACGAGGCTTGCAACAAGGTGTTCGACGCGGGCAAAGGTGACTTTGGAGCGGGTTGGGATTCGTCCCTGCGCACGTTCCAAATGCTCGGCGGCGCATCGCCCGACTTCCTGCAAGCCATCACGTCGATGGATCACGGTCACAAGGTGCTTCATGCACTCGGCCAAGACCCTGAGACGGCTGAACGCGTGCTTTCCCTTCCCCCGTTGCGAATGGCTCTCGAACTGGCTCGCCTCGAAGCGAAGGTCAGCGCGAGCGCACCTACCCCGAAACCTGTTTCCAAAGCGCCCGCACCGATTACTCCGGTCGGCGGGAAGTCTGCGCCTGTCGAGCCGGCTGAGTTCGCCTCGACCGCGGAATACATCGCTTGGAAGAAACGAAACAAAGGCTGATTACTTAGATGGCAAATACGCTTCTTACCCCGACCAAGATCCTCGACGAATCGCTGATGATCTTGGAGAACAACCTCACGTTCTCGTCGCGCATCAACCGCGAATACAGCAAGGAATTCGCTGTGAGCGGCGCGAAGATCGGCTCGACCGTCAACGCGCGTAAGCCGAACCGCTTCGTCGGTACGACCGGCCCGAACCTGAACATCGAGAACGTCAACGAAACGTCGGTGCCGATCTCGCTGACGACGCAGTTCCACGTTGACTTCACGTTCAGCTCGCAAGAACTGACGTTGATCGTCGACGAGTTCGCGGATCGCTACCTTAAGCCGGCAATGGCGACCATCGCCAACAAGATCGACTTCGACGGCCTGGCGCTTGCCGGCAACGTGGCAAACAGCATCGGCACGGTTGGCACGACCCCGAACGACATTTCGGTTCTTCTGAACGCAGGCGTCAAGCTCGACAACGAAGCGGCACCGCGCGATGGTCAGCGCACTGTCGTGTGGGATCCCGCAACCAACGGCTCGATGGTCAAGGCCGCGGCTGGCCTGTTCAACCCGTCGAACAAGATCGGCGCGCAGTACGAATCGGGCATCTTCTCGCCGTCCGGCCTCGGGTTCGACATCGGCATGGATCAGAACGTGAACGTCTTCACGACTGGTTCGCGCGGCAACGGCACGGTTTCCGGCGCTGGCCAAACTGGCTCGACGCTGACCGTTACCGGCCTCGGCGCTGGCGCAACGGTGGCGAAGGGTGACGTGTTCACCATTGCCGGCGTCTATGGCGTCAACCCGCAGAACCGCCAGACGACTGGCGTGCTTCGCCAGTTCGTCGTCACCGCTGCGGCAACGGCTGACGGCTCGGGCAACGCAACGCTGTCGATTTTCCCGGCGATCAACACCGCGGCAAGCAACCAGCAGTACCAGACGGTTTCGGCTGGCCCTGCGAACGCTGCCGCCGTGACGTGGGACGTTGCAGCGTCGACGCAATACAGCGCGAACCTTGGCTACCACAAGGATGCATTCACGCTCGTTACCGCTGACCTCGAAGACGTGTCGCAGTACGGCGCATGGGGCGCTCGCCGCATGCACAAGGGCATTTCGATGCGTATCTCGCGCCAATACGCGATCGGCACGGACACCGTTCCTTGCCGAATCGACGTCTTGTACGGCTACGCCGCGATCTACCCGGAACTCGCGACGAAGATCATCCGGTAATGCCGCTGATCCAGCAATCGGCCCCCGCTTCGGCGGGGGTTTTTCATTCTGACGAGCCGATGGCATACGAAAAATTTCCCGCTTGGGCGACCGGCCCCGATGGCGCGCAACGCATCGTCAACAGCCAGGACGAACTAGACGCGCTTCCCGGCTTCACGGTGCCTGAATACGTGCCCCCTGTGCCGCGCGAGCAGAAGCCAGAGTTCGTCGCATATCCGAAGTGGATCGGCGATCAGCTTGTGCAGAACGCGGAAGAAGAATCCGCACTGCTCGGCTCTGACGACGTGGACACGCGCGAAGCCCTGTTGAAGATCGCGGCAGAGAAGGGCGTGAAGATCGACAAACGATGGTCCGATGACAAGATCCGGGCCGCACTAGAGGCTGCTTAATGACGACCGCCGTTGACCTCATCACGCTCGCGCTGAAGGACATAGGCGCACTCGGTATCGGCCAATCAGCATCGGCCGAAGACACCGCGGACGCGCTTGCTACGCTGAACATGATGCTTGGTCAGTGGCAGGGCGAACGCCTCTCGGTTTATCACTTGGTCGACACGGCGATTCAATCGACCGGCAAACAAACGTACACGGTCGGGACTGGCGGCGATTTCAACGTTCAGCGGCCGATCAAGATCAACGCAGCATATGCGCGGCTCAATGCGGGCAGCTCGACGCCGATCGATTATCCGGTTCGGATTATCGAGTCGATGGAGGACTATTCGCGCCTGGCGTTGAAGGGGCTGCAATCGTTCCCTGCGTGGGCCTATTACGACCCGGCTTTCCCGCTTGGAAACCTGACGTATTACCCGATCCCGGACAGCACGTTTCAGCTTCATATCGTCACGATGGAAGCGCTGCCGCAGTTCACGGCACCCGGGCAAGTCATCAACCTGCCGCCTGAGTACATGGCGGCGATTCGCTACAACCTTGGCCTGTATCTCGCGCCGTCGTATCAGATCGAGCCGCAGCGTTCGCTAATTGGCCTCGCGATGAACGCAAAGCGCGTCGTCAAGCGGATGAACAGCCAGATCCCGTCCATGACCATGCCTCGCGGCCTCGGCTCGAAGCAGCGTTACAACATCTACAGCGGCTCTAATTACTGATGCGGATTCCTCTGACTGGCGGTGCGTACACCGCGAAAAGCGTCATCGCTAACGCACAGCGGTCGGTCAATTTGTACGCTGAGCAGAACCCGCAAGACTCGGCCGCGCAGTTCACGTATTACCCGACTCCGGGCCTCACGCTCGTTTCGACGCCGCCCATTGCCGCGGAAAGTCGTTGCATCTACACGGCATCGAATGGCAAGCGTTACGAAGTGGTCGGCATGAATGTCTACTACGTGGATTCGTCGAACGTCTATAAGCAGATCGGCGCGCTTTCCACGCTTTCGGGCGTTGTGTCGATGGTCGACAACGGGACGAACGCGTTCATTGTCGACGGCTCCAAGAACGGATTCACGGTCGATATCACAACCAATGTGATGATCCCATGCGCTGACCCGGCTTTCTATGGGGCTGATCGCGTGGATTATGTCGACGGCTATTTCGTGTTCAATCAGCCTGGCACGCAGCACTTCTACATCTCGAAATACAACGACATTACGTTCGATT